TTAAAATAGCACTCTGGATCTGTTTTTTGGTTATATGGTCCTTCTCCCACAAAAGAAAATTTGTAAAAACCAATTTTTTCTCCGTCTTTTCTGACTGTAAGGAACCAGACATTACCACTACTTATCGTTTTAAATCTCAATCCGTTTAATGATGAATAAGTTTCCTCTATAAACTGGCCATTCAAATATGTCTGTTTTTTACAAGTAAAAGGTAACTCAAATCTACCACCTTCAGCTGGTAGAATAAAAGGATTCTGTTCCGAATGGATTTTATACACAAATGTCAACTTTCCTTTATCTATAATTAGTGGAATTTTTTCTACTTTTATGCCATTAATAGTAGAGTAAGAAATCTGTAAATCAGCATTCAAAATTTTATCTTCTTTATTAATATTTGAGGTTATATTTAATACTACCTGATCGCCCTCCACTTTTATTTCTATATCAGAAAAAAGAGTTTTATCAAATTCTACCGAAACATCCCTGGGAATAATCGGAACCTCTGAACTTAAAACATCATCTATTAATGTTTTTTTTATAATCGTAATCGTAATAATACGTTTCTCTCCAAGACAGCTAAACGGTTTGGATGCGTCCTTACTTGTTAATACTTGATACTCTGTTTTTCTATTGTTTTCCTCTTTTTGACAGGATAACAATGCTAAAGAAATAAACAAAAGAATAAATACCTTTCTCATATTAATGCAAATTAGTTACTATAAATAAAAGTAATATTTAATATTGTTGAAACCTCAACATCTGATACAATCTTCAAGGTCTTTTGTAGAGTTTACAAACTTATTTCCAGCATTATAAGACAATTAAACAACAAACTTTTTGTTTTGAGGGCTTATTTTGACCGTTATCTTTTCTGTCTTATTGGCATGGTTATAAAACATACAGTATAATTCTGGGAAAAGACGTTGAATTTCTTTATAATGCAAAAACTTTTTTCATGATAAAATTAATAATATCATACTACAAAGATAAGACTAAATCGATGTTTTATAGTTATGGAAGAAAATATAAAATCTAACAAAAACATTTATACACATCTTATAATCAGATATTTATTATTGAGATGCTTAATATTATCTAACGTAAGACTAACATTTATATTTTAAGACGTTTTGATGTCGACTTAAATATCCAATATTAGTTTCTAAAATAAATAGTAATATACAGGTATACTATCTCAAACGATTGAATTTTGCTTCCGTTAAATACATATATGTCTCAGTACCAAGAAGGGGTAGTACAGTTGTCGGCAAATACGAATATCCGATCGTTTTTGAGTGCAATAAAGTTTATTGTATCGACTGGCTGTATTTTGTCGGCAATATGAAGGAACTACTTAATTATTTTGAACTGATGGACTAAACGAATGAAAGTATACTTCTGCATCACCTGCCATTATATAGTAAGTCAGGCATGTATCAAAAGGTATAGATTTTGTACTGCCATTTTTTAAGAAGTGGATAGGCCTACTGGGTGAAGGCTTCTTTGATATACGAGGAAAAATGGGTAAAGGCGTACATTATCTTATGGATAAATATACCTCAAAATATATTCCTGAATGAAAGTTGTATATTCTGGAATATATTTTGCTTTTAACAGAAAACAAGTTTCGCAAAGAAAATCTATGAATTGAGACTTCTATTCTCTCACGAGTTGTGAAGCATCCGATAGTACAATGGAAAATATCCCTGATTGCCGAAGAAACGTGATTCTCCCTCATTCATCGCCAAATAAAAACGGGAGAACCGAATGCTCTAGGTATTGCTCATATCCTTTACGTACTCAGGTAGTCCGCCTATGGGTTGGGAAATGCCCGTTTGGCAGGATTTTTTTCCCTTATATAGAACACAACGGGCTCATGAGTGACACATTCTTCGGATGGGTATAGCGGATTCAGATACCCCTTTATAAATATCTTTTCATCTCCTGACAATTGCTGACTATCCATGACTATTCCTGCCATCAGTCCGGTCCAGTTTGGCAGGTATCGTTTTTTCTCTTACATTCGCATCAACGAATATTTAAAATCGATCATATGGAAATATATTACATTGAAGCCGGTATCTTTGACAGGATGCTGGGATGTGTCGAAAGTCTATCGACACGCGTGGACAGGCTGTATGAGAAAAATGCGAATAAAGGGGTTGGTGAGTGACTGGACGGTCAGGATGTCTGCCTGCGCCTTGACATTTCTTCCCGTACCCTGCAGACCCTTCGTGATACCGGACGGTTGGCGTTCACCCAGGTTCAGCGTAAATTTTATTACAAACCGGAAGATGTGGAGAGGCTGATGACTTATGTCGGTATGAGGCGCAAGGAGAAGGCGGTGAGAGACAGAAGAAAAAGCAATAACTTTTAAAAAAGCAAGAAATGGAAGGAATTATCGGTAAGGAGAGTGAGAGTATCCTGCGTTTCTTTATTCTGCTGGAGAATATTCAGGTAAAAATGGATCAGCTAATGGAGGGTAACCGCCCGCCTTTTAACGGTGAACGGTTCCTGACTGACAGGGAGTTGTCCGGGCTGTTGAAAATCAGTCGCAGATGTCTGCAGGATTATCGTGACCAGGGTCGGCTCCCCTATGTCCAACTGGGTGGAAAGGTGCTGTATAAAACGTCGGACATTGAAAAATTATTGGAAGGTAACTATCACAGGGCGCTGATATAATATTGCCCTTTTTAGGCTTTAATGGGATGAGTGTTGGGACTGTCAAGGATTCCGACACTCATCCCATTTTTTATCTGGACATTTTTAGCTCTTAACCCAGTCCGTATCCTTCCGCTTTCTTCTTTTCATGAGCCAATCCATGTCCGAGGATATTTTCTGGTCAGTGACTTGCGCATATACCTGCGTGCTATTGATGTTTGTGTGTCCCATCATCTTGGCGATGCTTTCTATCGGAATACCGGAGGTCATCATTAGAGTTCCGAACGAATGCCTAGCCATATGATAGGATAAATTTTCCTTCATCCCCAGTGCTACACCCAGCCCGTGGACCTCGTACCAGAGGATATCCCGGACCGGTAACGGAAAGACCGGCTTCTCGTTATCCGTGGTGTTGTAAAGTTCTAGTATTTGTTCGGCTACCGGGTGTAACGGGATAAATGCTTCTGCGCCCGTCTTAGCCCGGCGGATGCGGATGTATCTTCTTCCTAGGGAACTCTTTTCAATGTGGCGTGGATGGAGTCTGCGCGTATCCACATAGGCAAGCCCTGTGAAAGAGGAGAATATGAATGTCCTGCGTGCCAGCTCCATCATCGGGTCGGGCATCGGGGTCTCCATTATCAGTTTCAACTCATTGCGCCCGATGTGCTTCAATTTCGGACTGTCCTTCTTCTCGTATGCCACGTCCTCTATCGGATTGGCTCTCAATACTTCCCGGTCCACAGCGATATAGATGAGCCTGTTAAGCCAGCACAGGCAGTGGTTCACATGTCCGTTCCCATGTCCCAGCTCTTTCTTGAGAAAGATTTTGAAGGATTCGGCGAACTCCTCGGTGATGTCTGAAAAGGCGATGTCCCTCATCCCCCTGGATTCGATGAACTGCCTCAGATTGAGCTGGGTTGTCTTTGACTGGCGATAAGTTGAGGTGGAGTTAATCTCGACTGAACGGATTCTAAGCCGTTCCCGTTCTGCCTCTCCGGTCTGCAGCAGGAATTCCGGAATGGAAACGGTATTTGATACGGTAGCTTTGAGTAATTCCGCCGTGACCACTCCCTGGTTCTTCAGCAGGTTCCCGTATGCCTCTTCCAGTCGGCTGCGGAAAGCGGTAAGGCGGTTGTTTTCTTTGTTCATCCTGATTTCTCCTTTGTTACTGTCCCAGTCACTGGGCTTGCAATAGATGCCTGTCGTGACAGCTGACTTCCTGCCGTCGATGCTGATCCGGCAGAGGATGGCTGTCGTTCCGTCCGATTTCACCTTGTTACGGTTGATGTAGAACATGAGTCTGAATGTACTGCGCATGGTAATGACGTTTTTAGGATTAAAGAATTAGTTTGAGATCACGTGTCGCCTCAATGAACCTGTCCATGTCTTCGAACAGTCTCTTCGGGGTTACACGGGCGTAGATTTGGGTGGTCTTTATGTTGGAGTGTCCCAGCATCTTGCTGATGGTCTCGATCGGCACTCCCTCCTCGAGTGTGATCAGAGAAGCGAAGGAATGCCTTGCTGTATGGTAGACAAGGTCCTGGCTGAGTCCTGCCATCAGGCGCAGGGATTTCATATTGGCCCTGAGCGTATGGTAGTCCTGCGGTGGAAAGAGGGTCATGCGGGCATCATCACGGTACTTTTCGATCAGCACGAGGGCTTCCGGCAGCAGCTTGACGCGCCCGAGGTAGTTGGTCTTCTTCCTCCGGTACTTCAGCCAGAGATTGTTTTCTTCATCCGTGAAGAGGTTCTCCCGAGTGATACTTACCACATCAGCATAGGCTGTGCCGGTGTAGCAGGCGAAGAGGAAGAGGTCCCGGGTGATGACATGCGACCTGCGTTTCTCCGGAATCTCCAGATCACGCAGTTTCTCGAAATTCTCCCGGCTGAGTGCTTTCGGTGTACTTTCCTTCTGTTTGGGTAGTTTGAAGTGGCAGAAATGGTATTTCTCCGAATGTCCCTCCTTGTAGGCGATACGGCAGATCTTTTTCAGGATGGCCAGGTAGCCGCGAAGCGTGTCCACGGCATGTCCTTTTTCCATGAGGATGAAATCCTGATAGTCGCGGATGAACTGCTCGTTGAGTTGCCCGAATGCCAGGTCCGAGACCTTGAACTTCGCCTTGATGAATTCGGAAAGCGTGCGGTAGGTGAAGAGGTAGGTCGAGAGTGTGGTGGGCGCACGGTCCACACCGACACGGGCCTTCATTTCCCCGTTATGCCGGTCGAGAAGTTTGAGCAGGGTCATCTGCATGCCCGCATTGCCCTGGAACATGTCCCTGACCGCGGCGGCATCGAAATCCCTTTTTCTTTCCATGAGGGAATTGAAGGCCGAGTGTACGGCAAGCAGCAGTCTTTCTATTTTTTCATTGGTCTCCACCGCTTCCCGGCTCTTGCCGTTCAGCCGGCTCTCACGCGCGTTCCACAGCCCGGGGGTGCAGGAGAGCTTGCAGCTGAACTGCGCCATCGTGCGGTTGAGGGTGATCCGTCCCATGATCGGGGCCTTGCCGGTCTTGTCCGGCTCGCTCTTTTTCAGGTAGAGCAGCACCTTGAATTTTTCCACTTTCATAACGCTCTTTTTTAGGTTGTAAAAATACTCCTTTGAAAAGCGTCCTTTGGCATGCAAAACATTGATAAACAGTGAATACAAATCCGCTTTGTTCTTATCGGTAAAAATTCGGTTACCTGCCGTCGTTTCCGAAACAGGCGGCTAACAGTCTGGTAACTGAAACGTCGCAATATTTTGTTTTCTTTTGCAGGTCTGTCTGTTCTGCAAATCTTGCAAAATGCTTAATTATAAACGTTTTACGTTTAATTATCGTCATTCTGTTTTTTATTGCATTTCTAAATATTACTTACACCGCGCGCCATACATGGGCTACAATAGCGCATAAAATAGGAATATCGAAAGATGTAATATCTTTAGCTTTGGGGCATGAGTTCGGATGCAAAACAACCGGAATTTATATAGATTACGATTTAGAGCAAATAGATAAAGCGAATAGAAAAGTAATAGACTATATTAATTCGTTATCGCTTTAACCAGGTTAAACACTTATAGCCCCACAATCAGCACTGTTGCGGGGCTTTCTCGTATTACTTCTTTAAGAAGTTTTTATAAATACAAAGAATATCCTCTATTTCTGAATTGGATAAATCATCCCTCTGAAAAGGAGCGGGTAACATATTTTTCAAAACTCGAATACCTTTAATTTTCCCTAATACTTCATTTGCTCCTTTCTTGGTTCCACTATGTAAATAGATCGCATCTGGAAATATCCCTAAAAATGCACCTATCCGATGCGAGGTATCATATATGCAAAGCTCTCCTATATTGTCCACCTTACAATCTTGTATTATTTTAAATAGCTCATAAAAACTACGAACTTCTTTAATTTCATCTTTCATTAAAAGAATTCTATCGCAAAACTTCGATAAATGAACGGTATTAATACGTCGCTGATGGCTATGTTTATGCCCTCTCGTATCTCTAGCGTTAGCCGCCAATCTTATCGCATCATCTATCGTTGTAGATTTTTCCGTATCATTTAAAACAGAATCACAAGAGACGTGTTTTTTATAATGATTAATAATAACGATATATTTATCATCCCTACTCATGGAGTCGGTTATAAATAAATCATCGAAATAATCAGAATACTTACAGCATCTTCCTTTAGGTTTTCTTACAGTAATACATGCCATATTCATAAATTTAAAATCTATGCAAAAATACCCACTCCTTGCAAATAAATTAGTTAAACAGGATATGCTTAATAACATACATCCAAAAGCCCCAACGACACTTAGTCTAGGCTCATTCCTTTTGGAGTAAATAACGTATTGTCTCTCACTTTCGGAAATTAACAACTTTTCCCGTAGAGAGATGATATAACAGACATTCACGTCTGCATACAAATTATTTTTCAATTTGAATATTATTCTACCAATTATAAGAGAACATAAAGATTAATGACTCTAGCATTTTACTAGAGCATGAGAATTGCTATTAGGAAATCTATTGTATACTAAATTTAATTTGAAACTAATTATAATGGTTTATCCTCTTTTATTCTATTCTTCGTAATCCAAACCAAATATTCAACACCTAAATTAGTTATATATATATTATTATCTTGCTTAATAATTAACATACTACTATACAAAAAAGACAAATAGTCCCCTAGTTCCCAACTGTTTAATATTTCAGAAAATTGCAGTCTAACTTTACTATAATATTGAGATACATCTTCTTCTGAAATTCCATCAGAAGAATTTAACAACCTCAATAAACGTATCTGGCTGCCGAAAATAGCTATATTAATTTTCTCGAAAGTTAAAAGCAATTGGCTTCCTGCTAAATGCCTTAACAATACTTTAGTAGTTTCCCCTGTTATATCAAATCCTTTTTCTACAAGTTCTTTTTTAATGTTATTTTCTATGTCTGCGATAACTACAGAGTTGCCTATTCTGTCAATTAATTCTTGAACAGTATCATTGTTTACAGGTTGTAAAACATTTGGCTTATCAGAATAATAATCTCCAAAAATATTTGTGCTTTGTTGTTTTTGAGTTTGCGTATTTGTTATTGATATTATATGAGAAATTAATTCGGTATTCCTCTGCTCCAATTTTTTATTCTCCTTTTCTTTATTTTTTATTTCTCTTTTAATTGATACAATTTGACCGATTGAGAAATTGTCAAATGATTCTGCAAGAACAAGAATTAGTAATATAGATAATAGAAAAAATATCCCATTCTTAAATTCTCCATATGGTTCAACACAAAAAAAATTAAAAAAAATCATACTAGCAATACCTAAACAAAAAAGTATGATTAAAATTCGTACAAACCAGTTTTTGGGATTGTTTTCCATATTTTCCATTGTATTATATTAGCTATAGATTTTATATAAAATAAGTAACTAGAATTGAACACAGGTTACAATTTTACCACAAAAGTAATTATTTATTCAAAAAAAACAATAGCTGTTAAAAAAAAGATGAATTTAAACTTAGAACTCACAACTAAATAATATGCCTCATATCAAAAAATTAAAGACCTTTTACCTGTTCGTTAACAAGTAATCTTCTACTTCTTTTTCAAACGATAAGTCAACCATCCAATCACACAAGCAATAACCAGCACGAATGCCCATCCGCCTAGCTCCATCTTTAAACTTTGCCATCTGTTCAACTTCTTTTCGACCGGATAAGGCACACGAATAGAATCGTTTTTAAGAATAGTATCGGTGCGATTCGTTGTTAAGTAGCGATACAGATACTTATATCTATACTGATAGACTGTATCACCCTTTACGAGCGTATAAATACTATCACGCTGATAGATACTATCAATCCGGATGCTATCGCGCGTTTTGTATTCAGTGCGAACGGATTCAACCGGGATATATTGGGTTCGGCAAGACGTAAAACACGCCGCTAATATTAACAGTATAATAATATAAACTAGCCGTTTCATGGTCGAACTACTGTATTACGCAAGAAATTAGGGAACTCGGAGCGTACATCAAAACAGGGGCACGCCTTTATATATTCTTTCGGCTCTACCTCTCCGCTTCCGTCCAGATCGGGCGAAGTATCACGATGTCCGAGAACCTCGATTATCTCATATTCTTTGCAGAGTTTAGCAACCAACTCGCGCAAAGCTGCTCTTTGGGCGATCGTTCTTGTGTCTGCAGGCTTTCCGTTTGCATCCAAACCACCTATGTAGCAAATACCAACACTATGTTTATTATACGAAGATTCGCTAAAACCCTTCGTATTACAATGCGCTCCGTCAACCGCTAAAGATCTCCCTTTTTCTACCGTCCCATCAATCCGGATAACATAGTTATATCCGATCTGGTTAAATCCGCGTGCCCGGTGTATACGATCAATGTCTTTTGCGGTCAAATTCTGCCCGGCGCGCGTAGCCGAACAATGGATGATAAGCGAATCTATTTTATTCATTGCTTTCTTCTTTATTTTGATTATTAATTGTAATTGGTCTACGCGGCGGAGTTCTCCGGCTGCACTCGCTGTCTGGTCTATCACATCGGTTGTGTTCCGCATCCTTAAAAGCTAATTCAAGCTCGTAGTATTTACGCATCCAATTTTGCGCCTCTGCCTGTGCGGTTCTCCATTCTCGATAAATCGTATCTACTTTCTCATCACGTTGTTTTAATCGTTCGTCGTACCGCTCGATCTGCTTGTTTAGATTGTCAATGATAGAAAGTAAATTTTGAAGTTCCATAGAATCCGCCGTAGCCTTTTCTTTTCTAGCGTTCGTTTTTCGATTCGCTAGAAAAGTAACAGTAAATCGGATCGCCTCTAATCCACCTAACGCACCAATTATTTTTATCCATTCTTCCATATCTTTTATTGTAGGCTTATTTTGTCCGTTTTAGATAGCTCTTATCTGGTAATCAATCCCTCATTTACTTCCTTTAATATATTCTCAAACATAGAAATATGCGGCACTATGTCAATACCAGTAGGAAAGTTCATAGACTTGCTATCACCTTCTAAAGTCATATACCCAGCGTGCACAGTCTGTTCACCTAAATCTGTTTTCGCTTTTTGGATAATACAACACTGCAAACGAGTTATGCCATTTTCATTGTACGAATATGTTGTCTGATATTCATATTCACCCTCTTTTGCAATCGCTTCTACTTGTGTAGTTCTTGTTTTTTCACTCAAAATTTTTGTTACCATAATCTTTTTATTTTTCATTGTCAATACTGTCTAATAGATCAAATACACCTTTTTTGATGCGGGCGAAAAAACGTCCTACTTCCATGTATTTGCGTATAGTTTCCGCCTTTACTGAATCTACTTCCACTTCGCCATGTTTATAAACTTCTTGCGCAAATTCTAATTCGCCCAAGTCGGTAGTGTTATTGTAGATTATATTACCTAACTCTTTGCTGACATCGGAGGTACTTTTATTCCCTTCAAGGTCTGTTACTTCAATGTTTCTAAAATCTATTTTCATAATTCATAATATACTATTATTTAAGAATATACAGATTATTAACGTTATATGGAGAAGATGTTGTTGCAATACCCGCAGTTACAAATGTTCTGAACCCCCATGCCTCAATAGTGTAAGCAAGAGAATTCGGTTGGTTATATATCACCCTCTTGGGATAATCTGAGTTATTAACTACTGTGACTTTTTTATATTCCGCAGAACTACAAATGCGTAAAACATTATTTCCTCTTCCCTTCATTATAACGCAATCTATTGGTTGTCCTGATTGAGGGTATTTGTCTACATTCGTATCCGTACCATATCCATACAAACGAACATTAAAATTCGAATCATAATTAGCAGAAACTTCTATCTTAGTCATTACCCTATGCCCGAATTCTCCTCTACACCAAATATCAGATGCGTAGAACCGCCAAGATCGGCCTTCCACAGAATTGTACCCTTGTTGGTATAAATCACCGCCAACCCAAGTAGTTGCAAAATCTATATTTAAAGAAGACTTAGTATTTGCTGTATCTCCAAAGGTTATTGATCCAGCTTCTTCTCCATTCGAATTATTTGCTGTTAGTTTTTTAAATGATCCAATAGCACCGTCTAATTTCTTTGCTGTTAAATTATCGACATCAATATTTTCAGCCTTAAGAATAGGTTTCCCGGCTGTATTGGTTTTAAATATCGCTATTGCATTCCCCAATGTATCCTGTACATGAAAAGTATCTGCTTTCACCGTAATGCGCTTGTTTGTTATGTCAATTCCAGTTTCAACAATTCGATTTTGCAAGGCAGATGTAACGGAGTTTGCAATAGTTTCAGTTTGGCTCTTTACTGTTAAATTAATCGCTTCGGATGTAATCTTAGCTTCGGCAGAGGAAACACGAGTTCCAAGTGCTGTCAAATCTGTTTGTGAGGCTTTTAATGAAATTTGGGTTGTATGTTGCGATATTGTACTTTCCGCACTACTAACCCGTATACCTAATGTATTAAAGCTTGCTTGTGACACTTTTAGCGCAATACTATCGCTTAGCACCTTAATTCCTGAATCGTATACCGTCTTGGTTACATACTTGCCATCTACATTATCGAGAAGTGCCTTTGCGTCTGTAGCACTTTTTGCCGCATTAGTTGCTGAACTAGCAGCCTCACCCGCTTTAGTTGCAGCGGTTGTTGCAGAATTAGCAGCTTCATTAGCTTTAGTTGTCACCTCTTTAACTTGTAATGTGATACTACTTGCCGTCTGATTGATACTAGATTCTTTTTGGGAAATGGCAGTGAGCTTTGCCGCTGCACTATCTGCTGATTTTTTCGCATTTGTCGCGGAAGTAGAAGCTTCCCCCGCTTTAGTGCTAGCAGTAGAAGCACTATTTTTCGCATTAGTTGCAGAGGTAGATGCTTCCCCTGCTCTGGTTGAAGCCGTTCCAGCACTTGTAGATGCTTCTGCCGCCTTAGTCGAAGCGGTTGTAGCGGCGATATTCGCTTCTACTACTTTCTTCGTGACTTCCGTAACCTGCAATGTTATGTTTCCGGCGGTCTGGGCGATAGAGCTTTCTTTCAAAGTCACATCTTCGAGGACTTTCGCCGCATTATCTGCAGATTGTTTTGCATTAGCTGCCGAATTTGCAGCCTCACCCGCTTTACCGGATGCAGTTCCAGCAGAACCGGATGCAGACGTAGCGGAGTTTTTCGCATTTGTAGCGGCAGTATTCGCCTCGGTTACCTTTTTATTAACTTCGGTTACTTTTGTAGAAATTTCTCCGGCTGTTTGAGTTACAGAACTTTCTTTTAATGTTACTTCCTCCAATATCTTCCCGGCATTAGTCGCTGCTCCTTGTGCATCCGTGGCACTTTTAGACGCGTTATTTGCAGAAACTCCGGCGGATATAGCCGAACTAGAAGCGTTCGTTTCGCTCTGTTTCGCGTTCGATACAGCAATATTAACTTCTTTAATCTTAGAAGAAATTTGTCCTTCACGAATTTCAAAGTTCGTCTCTACATCGGTTATTCTCCCATTTAGATCGTTTTTAACATCGTCGATTACTTCTTCTATTTTCTTTCCAGAATGAAGTACAAATGTACCTTTTAAATAAACATTAGTACCATACAAACCAGAGCCAATCAATACACCAAATACTGCATCAGTAATACCGTTAAGATTTCCGGTACGTGTAATCAACCGACCTACAAGAGAATAGGAATTAATTCCGTCGTAATCATCCCGATAAGGTGCAAAATCACCAACAGCACAATCTATTTGTGCTTTTTGTCTGGTTATGTTCGTTCTGTTCCCTAATACTGCGACATCATCTCCTACTTCGGGCGCTCCGCTTCCCTGCTCGCAGTCAGTTTTAGATAGATTAAAATAGCCTGCTCCGGCGGAAGTAACTAAACGCCAATAACGTTTGGTAGAAGTTCCTGTAAATGACTGGCATATTATCTGATCATCCCTTATGAAATCATCCGTACTATCGTGCTCACATTTCCAATATGAACCACCATCAGTTACTTTAGTCAGCTTACCACCCGCAGCAGACCGGATTACCATGCCGCCCTGATGAGTTATCTTCTGAACAACCAACTCAAATATGGAAAATATCTTTCGAACTGTAAGATTATCAATTTCCATATTCCAGTCACCTGTGACCGCTTTGTATATCTTCATTCCTTCGCCGCCCAAACCACTGACAAAAGACTCGGAAGAGATATAGTCCTTTACTATTGTACCCATTAAAGTTGCAACATGAGATACGCTTAAATCGTGTATCTCTGCAACCTTCTGAACGAGCAAATTTAGTGTTGTCATTTTCTTCGATACAGTCACATCGTCTGAAAAAGCCGCCGACTTTGCAATCAGTTTATCAAAAACGTTTAGTATTTGCGTCGCTGTTGTCGTTGCGGTCAACGTATCCGTAGAAATACCCTTCGTTACGTCTAGCCCGTTATCAACGGTTAAACCGCCTAGCAACTTGATAAGAAATTGTGTTTCGTCTGGCGCTGTTTTGGATAGATACAAGTCTTTTAAAGATTCGATAGCCTCCTTAACCTTTTCTTTGATTGTATCAAGTTCTGTGCTTACTCGGAGTGACGATAAAACATTACTATCTGTTAGCTTCGTTTCGGTATCATCTTTCGTTACAATTATAGATAATATCTCCGCGAGCGTGCGAAGAGATGAGAAAACATTTAAATCTGTCGCCGATCTCAAATCGTCTTTTCCTAGAATAGTGACGTTTGATCCGCCACCGTTGGAAGTCACTCCACTACCTCCGCCAGGCGACACACTAACAATCGCCCCAGTCGGATAATTTTTTGACCGGGGTGATGATGGAATAGCTTTATTTTTTATTTGAATCGTCATTATGCTTCTATCATCTTACAGGTAAATTGTTCATTGGCGAAATCTATTTCTCCGCCTGCAATCATGAAATGTTTCCCTTTCATGTAGTTATCCGAAAGAACAGATATAGGAGTTATAGAGTCACTATTTAATAATACCTGTGTTAGTTTTATTTTGGTAGCTCCGTATTGATTAATAATTCTTCTTATTAAAAGCTCTTCCGGGCGAATCAAAGTCTTTTCAATAGATGAATAAAGGTTATCTTTCAGATATTCATCCAATAACAAGACCTTACTATAACACGCTCCATCGTTGTTATAACTCGAAATCTTAAACTCTATTTCGTCTAATTCATTAATAAAGTTTTCATTAACAACATTCTCGTAAATCCGGTCGGAGTCTTTATCGTCATCCATATCTAACGAATGGCAATATCTTAGTTTTAAATCTTTTATTAAATATCCGTACGGAACTTGCCCCTCTCTTTCCGTCAATGTAGGAGCATATATAGACATTTCAAGCGTGCCAAATAAATTAGTCGGAATATCTATTACAACCCCGTCTACATCAGAATATTTGCCGAGTACTCCATACGTTTTATACAATGGAACAAAACCTGTTCCCATTTTACCATCTGCATTTTCGACTCTAGATTGATCCAGATTTATAGACATAGTAGATGGGGCATCACTCCACGTAAACCGCCCATAATTATCTTTAGAAACATATTTATCGCCGATTCTTATTCTCACCTTAATTATATCTTTTGAATATGTAATACCATCCTCGGAAGGAACCAAACCGCCACCAAAAGGAGAATCATATTTATCCTTTTGCAAAACCTTAATACTCATATTGAGAGAAAGAGCACCCCCCTTCCCTAAAAATAAAGCGTCTTTCTTTGCACCGATAACTACAATTGAATCATTAAATACCGAATTGGGAGTTACGTCGTTAATAGGATCGTATTTTGTTCCACAACGTTGCCGGACTTGTATTGCACACTCATAGTTGTATGATTGCGTAGTTGGTGTCTTTAGCCCAGACTCATAAGAGGCATATCTTAATGGGATCGCCCCTAGTAATTCGTTGGCATTACTCTTGTTTTTATAAATAGACAAGTCTGTAACAGGAGACAAAACACCATTTTTATAGGTAAATTGGTGCATCGTTAAAATATTAGGATATAAAACCTCCCTCTGTGTATGTCTTGTATTACCGTTATCCAAATTAGTAGATACTTCTCCGATATTTGATAATAATTTCAGCTTATCAAAATCTTCGGTTATCTTGATTTCCTCAATAGGATAATTACTACATTTTACAGTTACTTTATTATATCCCGGTAAAATATCTAAAAAGTGTTCCGATCCCGCAAAACCAATATCAGAAACATTCAATGCAATAGGTGTAGTTTTAGAATATGTATTCAGATTGCAATCATATTTATAATAAACACTTTTATGATCTATGTCAATGAAATACAGTTCACCTCTCCAATCGACGCAAGTCCAATTTAGGAACTTACAAACTTCTTCTAATATTTCTTTTAGAGTCATAGCCTTGTTATCCTCGTCGAAGAAGTTTTGTTCACTTATCGTCATTTCTTCAAATACGTTTAGATCGTTATTATAATCATGTTCGTTTTTAGCATACACATGAGGAATAAATATAGACGAATAATACCCGCGAGACTGCTCAATGAACATTCTAAACAGTTCCCAAAAACTAATAAAAGTTCGTTGTTCAGCGTTCTTTTGTTTGTAGTTAACATATTCGAGAGTGCTCATAGCGGAGCTACATTCTATTTCAAGCTCGAATTTTGTAGATGTGTAATCCTGCGTGTATAACTCTGGATTTATAAAGCCCGTCCAAATAACATCGTTACCTCGCTTACATAATACTTTGTATTGTTGATATCCAGTCGAATACAAATTTTGCAAATAGTCACCTCCAACAATACGGATTGAAGCAGAAGAAAAGCGAGTTGGCGTATATAAAAAATCCTCATCCTCGATTGTCACGGAAAAAGGAGAATTACCACTGCCAACCAATTCAGTACTTTTTCCTTCATAATTCTCTTTTTGTATCTCAATCAAATAAGATACTTCCTTTCTGGATTTGAAAGGAAGCGTATAGATAGTTCCGTAATTTACCATAGTTTTTTACCTGTTTTCTTTATGTGGTTGTGTAATGCTAAAAATATGCGATCCCCTCTTATTTCGACATCACTGTACAAGCGAACGCCTTGATTTTCTATTGATGGTGCGATCTTTTGTGATAAGGAACCGTATAAACCGCTATTAAGCATTTGAAATAAATTACTTTGTTGTGATCCGTTTAGAACCATCTCACCCGAATTGAGTAAAGCCGGAACTTTATCACCCGTAAACGATGTGCCCGGAACGATACCACCCGTTGCAAATTTGGGAAGGTTGGCAAAGATACCCGTAACTGTTCCTACAACTGTGGCTATTGCGGCAAGATTGGCGGGGAAAGGTAACGACATGGCACTAGCCACGCCGTTAGCGGTTGCAAGCCCTTGCAGTTGCACAATCATTTGAGCGATAGAACCGATAGAATTTAAAGCAAATGCCATACCGTCGTTATTAAACTGTGCAGCCATTTGTCCCATAGTACCAAAGGCATTTCCGATATATCCTAATGACTCTGCATATTGCTCGTTTAGTTTTACATCTTTTTTCTTAATGGGAGACTCGAATTTAGGTAACTTAAAGTTTTTTTCTCCCTTCCCATGTGTCGGAACCTTATCGTAAATCGGTGCAATAGGTACGGATAAAGCATCGTCTTTCATCTCGCCGTGAGCGATTTTAAACGTTTCTTGCTCTACAACAAACTTTAAATTTATCCTCTTTGATTCGAGCTCATTTATTGTTGCTTGAATGGCAGAACGTGCATGCATGTCGGTTTCAGCAATAAGTTTTTTATTTTGCTCTGCGATTTGCGTGTCATACCAAGCGATAGAGCCCTCTTTCGATTCTTCCTTTGGCGTTTTCCCGCCTATTCCTGACTGTGAAGCACGGTTCGCCGCTTTCGTCATACTAGATAAATTCCGTCCCGCCGCCTCTGCCGCCGTTGCAACGTTTATTAAATTCTGCAACCATTCATCACTCTTCTTTACTAAAATTGCGTTATATTGTATTGCATCCTGATACTTCGCTAACATCGGGCTTATTGCCTTACTCAATGCATTTGTATCTGTTGTTGTAACCGTGTGCACATTCATTCCAGAACCCACCGTTTCGTAAGTTGTAAATTTGGCTTTCAAACGATCGTATTCATCTACGAAGTCTTTATACTGTTTCGCTAATTGTGCCTTTTGTTCATCGCCTACCGAAGATACATCTAATCTCAACACTTTATCTATATCTATTGCCGAAACATCTACGCCATCAAGTCCTATTGCCGCCTTTACCATTGCTTGTAATGCGTTTTGACTTCTTTGTTTATATTGTCTTACGATCTCCTCTTGGTCTTTCAGCGTCTTGTCTAATAGCTCCCTAGCTGCTTTCTTTTGCTCTTCCGTTGAATCCTTATCTTTTAAAATAGTTATTTGTTCTTGTATGGTTGCTTGATTCTTTGCATCAAAATAAGAGAATGACATTTTTGTATTTCCTAATTGATCCATCGCGTTGTATGCTTCGCGTGCTAGACGTATCGTTTCGGTTAACCCGTTCATGAACGGCGTCCAGTCTCCACTACCGATAGAGTAGAAAAATTGGTCTACGCCACCTTTTAAGCCGTCCATAGTACGGGCATATTCATCTCCTAGCGTCTGACTGCTATTCATTACTTTATTGAAACCTTCCGAAGCAGTTACAGCAATACCAAGAACCCCGGCGAACTTCATAACTCCCGATACTGCAACGCCGGACATTTTAGAAATGTCGCTTTGAAACCCGTTTACATTCTTCTTCGACTTATTTAGATTCGCGTCAAAGTCATTTGTTTTAAGCAATAATCTTGTTACTATATCAGACATCTTTATTCGTGTTTAATTGTGATTCTACTTCTTTTGCTTTAGCTCGTAATCGTTGCATCTCTTCGTCCGTTACGCTCGTATCTTTCTTTTCTTCTTCATCCCACGGGAACCGAAGTATATCGGTTTGCTTTAGCGTCTTTGTGCTATTCGATTGTGCTATGATGTAGCCTAACAATCTAGTTTGCTCCCATGACTCGCGATTGCGTCGATTCAATCCGTCTAGAAACGATTCGACCTCGATAAAGCTCATTTTATCGAGGAAGTAATCAGGAGCGATACCGCCCTCTCCGACAACACGCGAATAGAGTTCGCGGATACTTACTGCTTTTTCTTCCGCGTCGTCACCTTCTTTTTTTTTACGTCATTTCCTGCCGACTGCGAACGTAGTTTAATCTCGTCCAGAAGAAGCGCTTTAAACTGATTGAATAATGTCAGATCGTTTTCGCACGAATCTATAAACTCGTCAAATTCCATTGTGAACGATTCGTTATTTGCAAGTAGGAACGAATAAAACAAAAGAAATTCGTCTATCATTTTACCGAATTGGAACGGATAGCCGGATAGATTTTCAAAGATAAAAAATGCCCGAAGCGAGTATTTTAAGACGAAGTCCTTTCCGTTAATTGATATTGTTTTCATTGAATAATAATTTTAGAGCGGCAAAGCGCCGCTCATGATTACTTACTAGCGGGTACGGTAGTTTCTTTTTTAAGCGGTCCCGTACCTTCAAAGGAAATTGAGAAAGTCGCTTTATCTCCATCTGGTGCATTCGCTTCTAATGAAGTAATAACCGCCTTTCCTGTGTAGGAACCGGGAGAAAGCGTCCACCCCGCAGTGGGCATTTCGTTTTCATTCGCATTAGCTATAACGCCAAAATTCAACGTAATAGGTTTATGTTCAATAAACAAGGCAAACAACTTGTCGTAGCTATTCGCGTCAGCGTCAGCACTAAACAAGTTATCACTCGAAGCGTTCCAAGACAGTTTTTTAATGTCCTTTTCCGTCCAAATGCCGGAGTCCTTACTTTGCGTGTCGATAGTTTCAGCCGACAAACCTAATTTGCAGGAAGTCGCCAAAGCTAGCGCCTTAGCCTCTACAAATAACATTAGGTCTTTTCCTAATACTGCTTTTGCTTTACTCATAATTTTAATCGTGTTTTATTTGTTAGTTATTCTGTTTTAAAAGAAAATACGAGACGCTGAATGAAAGTATCTTCAATAAAATCTTCGTCCGCACTCATTAACTTCGCGTCGATCACGTCGAAACTGCCGTAGCTTCCTCGCTTGTTCTCTAATGCCTTGCGCACTTCCTCCGCGATAGTAATAGAGTTCAGATAATTGTCGCTAGCAACGGCGATCTCAACCGAAACAGCATCCCCGGTCCCGTAACGATCTTTGGTGTACTCTGGAACTAAAGAACTACGTTTGTAAATTACGAACGGAAAAGATGTTTCCGTTTTGGTTGAGATCGCATAGATTTTATCAGTAACCAACTTTGCCAACTCCGTAGAATCGCTTAGTTTCTTATATACGTGTGCGCCTATTGATAAACTCATTTCTTTTTATTTGCTACTTTCATTATAGAATCAATTATATTTTTCTCTAGTGAGCTCTCTGCTTCTTTCTGCTTCGATTTGACCGCATCAGAGAAGAAGTGGGAAGCATTTATAATACCCCTATTCGCTCCTTTTTTGGTAGCTCGTTCTTTGGTTCCTGATTCAAACCATTTCAGCATATAGGCGCGTGATCCCTTTTTGCGTCGGTCGATCAGGTCAACCCGTGCGCCGGAAGCATTGCGATAAACTGCTACGTTTATTTCATTCTTTAACGGTTTGAATGTCGAACCATTTTTTGTACTCGAAAACTCCGCGTCTGTAACAGCAGAAACTAAATTTTCCTGCGCCTGTTTGCGAATGATGAGAATAGACCTTCTTAATGCTGATTTAATCGCTTTCTTTGCTTCATCATCATTCAAGCGGTCCAACAACTCGTTTACCTTTTTTGTATCTACCTCGACGCGATACAAATTCCGCCCAGTATAGTTTTCATTACTCATTGATTACCTCCGCTTCTATGACCGTTGCCTGCTGCTTCCGATCGTGATTGATAGATAGAATCTTATATTTCTGCCCGTCGTATTCGATCCGCATTTTAGCGTTGACCTCTTTACAAATGCGAATCATTATCGTGTTTACGGTCGTATTATAGATTTCGCCGTTAGCCTCTTTTCGTGCACCAGACTTAAAACGGATATACGCACGCTTATCGAATACTTTCACCCAACTTTCAGACGTACCGCCGAGGCTATCCCGGATTGATTCACTACGATAAAAGCCAATCATTTCGTTTAATAATCCCGCTTGCATTATGTGTATCGCTTTAAAGGTTGCAGTAATAGTTCTACGTGTCCCGGTATTACTTGCGGTGTGGCAAATGTAACCGATTCACGATTAGCATAATAGTTCGCAATAAGTATGCGGATTGCGTGCCAAATACGACGATCAATTTTCCCCTCCTTTGCAAAACCTTCCAACGGAGCGTTTAAATACGCCTCTATTGCAAGTTGAACGGGTTCAATAAGTTCGGTTATATATGTATCGTCCGTATCAAAATCGACATTTAAATGCTGTTTGAGTTCTTCAAGTGTTACGTATTGTGGCATAATTATAAGTATGAAAAAAGGCTAAGGCTATGAAGCCAAAGCCTTTTCGTTTTTAAGTAGTTAGTAGTGTGTTATGCTTTTGCAGCTTTTGCAACCGCTTTCTTCTTCGCGATTGCGAATGCCTCTGGGCGAGCTACAACAATATCATACTTTGAGTTTAGCGTAAACTTCGTTTCGTTAGTGTCTGCTAGAGTCACATCGTCAATAGTCATTCGAATTTTTCCCCATTGACCGATACCAACGTTCGAAAAAACACCGAAGCCGAGTTCATCCGCACCCATGTAATTAGTCATGTACACCGGATAGCCATTCATCATCCCGTCTTTAAGAACCATTTCGGGAGAACCTTTTTCAATACGTGTAGTTTTTAATTTACCGCACATTTTCGGACTGCAAATATATGCTGCCGTTCCGTCAGTAACATCTACGTTTTCATCCATTACTGCGGTTTCTAGCGCTACAACGTCCTCGAATGTGGGAGCAACTTCATACTCCACTGTCGGAGAATCTTTCACAAACACACCTTTTGAGGCAAGTCCCTGCTTTTCTCCGGCAAACATAATCTTATTCAATGTACGAGCAGTTGACAAAGACAATTGTTTAACGGTGACATCAAACAAAGCATCGTTTGTCTGATCAATTGCGTCGTTAGACAATGGGATAGAAATACCCAAACGCCACGGATGCGCCTTTAAATTTCCAATATCCAGTTTTGTCGGATTTATTTTGGTGTTCTCGCCTTCAATTGTAGCTTCTACAGCCGCCAATGTCGGAAACATCAATTCGCCAATCAAACCGTATTGCATCTTAATACCCAACTTATTAACAATAAGCCCCTTTTCAAGCGGTTCGATAATATCGCCGATTGTTGTCGGGATCATCGGAGCGGCATCGGTTGAACTTGTTCTTACAGGATCACCCTCCGCACGCATAGAGAAATTAAGCCCCTTTGCATCAGCAAAATTCCCGTATTCTTCCAAAGAACGATGATTGCAAACGTCATATAAAGCCTTTGCAAAGATAGCTCTTTTGTTTTCCGGCAAAATTGCAGATTTGCTACTTTCCAGACTTCTAAGAGTCTCGTCGATGACGATCTGATTTTTACGAGTCATTAACTCGTTGAATTTAGTCTGCTCTTCGTCTGTCAAACTTCTTTTTTCTGTTTTTGCTTGTGATAACAGATTTCTCATTTGCTCTTTAAGCAGAGCTACTTCTTCTAGTTTTGTCATGTCAAATAAATTTTTCTAAGTTTTCTATTTCGGATAAATAATCACTATTTGTATCACCATTAAGAAGCTGTTCTATATTTTCAAGGCTTCTAACTGTTACATCTGTACCAAAAAAGGCAGGGTCTGAAACAGGGGAAATATCAGATATATAATCAATCTTGTGCACTGTACGCAACAGCATCCCATCTTTCATCGTATATGAAACTTTACTTTTATCCTTATCATCAGTATAATAAGCGAAAGACGATCCGAATATGTCTCCCCGTTTTATCATTTCATAAGCAAAATTCCCATCGCTAGTACATGGAGCCTCGAATCGGTATTTCAAGCCATATTCATCAAAATTTAATTCGAGTGATCCGGAACCGTAACGGCATCTAGCCAAAAGCCTACGTTTATCGTGTTCTAGTACCGCCTTTATATCGCATCGGGTTATAAGTTCTTCGGTTGCTGCACCATGTTCGATAACCTCAATAAAAAAGCGTTTCCTTTCCTCGTCATACATCACACGACTTTCTTTTCCAAAAACAACAGCGTACCCCTCAATAATTCTACCCTCCGATAATTTGGGTGCGCCTAGCTCTGTAAAACTCCTTATTTCCATTGCTTTTTACTCTATGCTTTTTTCGTTTGTTTTTGGTAGCTCGTCTTTTTCGCTACTAATCTCACCTTTAATCTTAGGAGAGTCAATCGGAGCAACATTACAGGACATAAACGCAATGTCACCGCCATTTATAGGCGCTTTATCTTCACGGCATACACGCCATTCGTTCACCGTTGACACGCCGTATTGTATCTCCTTCTCCATACAAGCCGTTTGTGTGGCTATATCTGTTTTATACAAGGCTTTACGGTCAAATTCTATTTTATAAATACCAGAGACAGTTCTAGGTATCAACTTTGCATTAAATTCAGCCTCAATACGACACAATATAGGATCGAGCGTGTCAGACAAGAAAGCAACTTGACTCATTTCAGAAGCCTTGTAATTAGTAGATTGTCCGGCAAACACCTTGTCTGGATGAACACCATAAAAACGGCAAATATCGAATACGGAAAACTTTTTAGTTTCTAGTAGCTGAGCGTCAGCCGGAGTTATTGAAAGTTGTGTAAAAGTCATGTCCTCGCTCACGGAAGTTATATCCCTCCCGTTATTAAAGTCTTTTTCCACTCGGTCCGCTACGTCGGAAGTCTGTTTATCGCCAACAGAAGAAAGTCCCTTTCCCCCACCTTTGACACCAGAAATAATACCTTTAATCTTACTCCCATTCTGAAAAGTACGCAAACTCTGATTATCAGCACTAGCAGAAACCGAAAGAACCGTGCTTGCATACGTGATCGTGCTAACACCTGTATACCCACCATCGAGACTCTTATTTTTCAGATGGATAATACTTTCAGCCGGATAAGTACCATATATCTTATTTATTACATCACAAATAGTATATTCGTCCCTGTATATATCGTATGTAACAGAGTTATTTGAGCAAAGTATTAATTCTGCCGTATCTCCGAACATTCTCTTGATGAAAATATATGAATTACCACGATTAACCATTTGAATAATTGCATTACATATTAAGTCGTAACTATTCATGCGCTTATTCGGTTTTTTAGTCAGCAGATAATGCAACTCGTTTTCGGTATCTACCTTGTAGTTTCCGGCATCTTCTTTACGTTTGATATATAGCGGCAGAGAAGCAATAGTACCAGAAAGAATATCAGTACATCTAAACGCGGTCGATAACCGCATAGCCTGTTCGGGAGACTTTACCGAAACAGGTTGTTCCCTAGCTGTTTTATCTCTAACTTCTACTATTTTTTCCTCTTCGGACGGTAGAGATCGTTTTTCCTCTCTGTTGCGTCCTATTCTTAAATTAAGTTCAAATGCCATAGTCTTATCGTGTTACTCGGTGTAATTATTGAATAAATGAAATGTCATTAGGTTTGTTATCGTCGAATCAATTTTTGCGTTATGCGTTTTCTTGACTGGCTTTTTATTCATATTCCTATCTTCGTCTAACACTGCATTTGAGAAGCAGTACGGCGTAATAGGGTTCGGATCGAATGTGAGTTTATTTCGATATAAGGCAAGTTCAAACGATTCTATCGGACTCGTAAACGTCCCGTATGTCTGTTTGACAGGCTTAATATATTCGCTTGCACTACCGACCGAATAAGAAAGTAGATTCACAAATTCAGCCGATTTATAAGGGTCATAACCAATACCCATAATTTGCAAATACTTCGCCCGTGATAATATATCGTTTACTATTTGCTGATAGTCGATAATATCGCCATCACAAAGAATCAAATACCCTGCTTCCGCCCAACCTTCGTAGAGTTCCCGATTCGGATGATCCTTTAAAGCTCCTTTCGGAAAATAGTAATCCGTATGCGAATGAAAAGAGCCGCCTTCTTTCGAATAGATATTATAGGTAACCGTAGAAAAGTCGTCTCGAACGGATAAATCAACCGCCGCCATCGTAAGCGGATAAGTACCGATATTCTCTATGCTAATACCTTTGAATCGTTCTTCGATCTGCTTCGCCTCGATCCATTTCGTTGTCGAATCAACTGCAAACACATTAAGTAACTTCGTCCGAAACTCCAATGCGTCCGGCGCACTGTATAAAGCCTTTTGATAGGCGTCTATATAAAAATCCTCATAAACAGTTATACCCATGTGTGGCTGAACCTTTCGCCATGTCGCCGGGTCCCCTTCTTCGTCGTCTATATCCGGTTCAAAAATGTGCGCAAATATCGAATCGTTTTCGATCTCACCGCGTAGGATCGCTTTATACATTTTGAGCATTTCGACGAATGGAGCCGTTTCTTTATCGGATGCGGTCGTAATTACTACGGTTAAAGGGTTGAGCCGTGCGCCCA